GGGTAGAATCCAAACTCTGCTGGAACAATCTCTCTAATGGTCTCATCTGTTGGGAACGCCATTATGCGAGATATCGAATACCTCGCAGACAAAGAAGGATGGAGATGCTCTCGGTAGTTATATTGGTTTGGCATTATAGTTCAACAAATTCGGTCGATGCCGTCGCATCGATTTTCGGAATATTCAGCAACTCAAAGGATACTGGAAATGCGTAATTTTGTGGGGCTAGGTATGGGGCAACAATCAATGACTTATAGATCAGAATGAACTCATTGTAATCTACGATTGTGGGGTTTGGAACATTGAGCGTCCCCAGTAGTTGGGAAAGAGGAATTACGGGAGGAGAAAGCAGCGACGCCCGTAGTGTAAACGTCTCAGCCCCCACGTTTCCAGCCACCAAATCCTTTGTAATGATCTGTTGAGTAGGATTCGGGCCGGTGTCAAGAAAAACCGACGTATTGGGGAGTACTTTGGAGACAATGGCCATATTAGGTTATGAAGAATTTCGTGGTTAGCGGAATATATTCGATCATTCCAGACAATACAATCTTTGTTTCAATTTGGTATTCCCGGTTCACATACAATCTTGCAGTGTCCAAGACAAAGTATGAGCTTGTTCCATCGCACTGAATGGCCGAATATTGGTCAAACGCCCCAATTGCCACATCTGCCTGTACATCCTTCACCCGGAAATACGATTCACTTGGAAGATAGTACTTGTTACCGTATCGCAAGAGGGAGTCAAACCGTCTCGTTGGAAACTTGTCGCGGGCGGAAAGCCGGATTTTGCTAAGTGTACCCCGCTCGTATTCTGCTTTGATATTTGAAGATCCGATGTGAATGTCTGCTATATCTACCACTGGCACTAGAGTTCCGGTGACGAATTGCTGCGAAAGATAGCACACTTCCAAGGTTGGTTGATAAATGGTATGGGTCTGTGTGGAGAAATATGCTAGACGGCCACTATTCAGTGAAGAATTTTCGTCTGCCGCTGGAAATCTTATGTAGAGGCCATACATGGATGCCGAGGACGACACCATGGGATCGATCAAATTCGTTACGTCTACTCGAAGATCGCCCAACGGGAACGAACTAGCAACATAACTCGCTGTAGGAGATGGTACCAAGCTAGCTGTTGTCCACGCTGAGGTAAGGCTTGCAGACTCCCATGTTGCCCCATCGGATCTGTTGGCTGGCTCTTGATAAAAGAACCCGCTTCCCTCTACCCACGGTTCGTTCATCAAACCAATGATTAACTGTTGCCCCTTATTGACTTCTTTTGCTGATGCCAGTTTGAGATTGAGATAATACTTCGATCCAGTTGTGTAAGTTATCCCACTAAGATCAAAATTCACTAAGGCGCGAACAGAACTTGAATTATAGAATGTTCCCGCGCTAGCTACGCCATACGTATCGAAATTTTGAACCTTCCCGATTTCGAGAATTTCATCAAACCCGGTATTGAAATCCGGGTAGGATTGATATATGCTTGCATCGTCCGATGCTGTGATGAAGTATCGCATTATGAGCTTGCCGATCCCACGATATCGCGTTCCGGATACCGTAATTCGAAGATGCATGGGTCTGCTGAGGGATAGATTACATCATCCACCGTGGCTTCTGTGATTGAGTAGCGGTAATCATTGTAATCCGAGCCATCTGCCCATGCATATTTGTTAACGATGGCCAAATCCGTCACTGTTCGAACTCCGTCAACCGAATTGATGAGCAAATTGAGATCGTTCAAGTAGATAGGCTGGTTCATCTGCCAATTATTGATGTTGAAGAAGTCTCTGATCTCTTGGATACACCGAATTAGCACATCGTTAATGTTGTATTCCTTGTATACCTTGATCGCAAAGTTTACCCCGATATTGACCACGAATCCATCAAGAATATTGACGTTGTCGTTCAACACTCGGTATGGTTCTAGGTACTTGGCAAGGTTGTTTTTGACTGTGGTGTTCAACGATGTGATTTGGTTTCGATTGTTGTACCCAAGCACGTAGAGATTGACCGCATTTGGAATGGCCATGTCGTCTACATAATGTCGAGCACCAACTGTTCCACTAATCGAGTTAATGGTTTGAACCTGATCGATGCTGATGGCGTATGCTTTGGCAACTGAACCAAACTTTGGGGGCATTGCCAAGGTACGAACCACATAATCTTGAGCAGTGACTACTCGGTTCTGGGCATTGAAATACGCGAGGGCATTCTGCCGGATCTCCTCGATCACTTCCCTATCGTTTCCACCAGTTGCCGCCTCCAAATTGTTTACGGCTACAGAATCAAGGATTTCGGTGAATGTAGCTCTCTCGTTCGGAGCATAGTTTTCAGCCCGCTGTGCAACAGAAAGGCTGTTTACCGTGTTGATCGCGTTGGCATTGACATTTGAGCCAATCCCACCACCGACATAGTACCGAATGGTCAATGTGGTGTTTGAAGGAGCTAGACCATACGTTTCTGTGTTCAAGAAATCAATCGGGTCCAATGCAACGCTAGCAATCTTCTGTTGATAGATGTCCGTGGCAATTTGTCGTGAGTCCAACGTAACGATATCTTGCGGAACCCCGCCTACTCCAGATCCAAACTGGATTTCGTATTGGAAACTTCTGCTGATTCGAGTCACATACCGATATGGAGTTCGGCGGAACGAGAATGACTTGGCGGGGGCAATGCTATTCGTAGAGCTATCGGTAACATCCCGCTCCTTATAGATCAAGTCTTGGGCGAGATAGTCTACTTCATACCACACATTACCATCGCCATCCGTGATATCAATGATCCCGATAATGTTATTGTCTGGAAGTGTGATCTTTGAGAATTTCTGCGGGGTGGAAAATGATTGCGTTATGGTCTTTACTGAGGCAGATGAAAGTCTAACTGGCTTTTTGGCCAACCACACGGTCGGGGCACCAGTCGTCTGATCCCGAACCAATACTGTCATCACCCGATTCAATGGATCTAGAAAATCCACATCTTCCAATGACCGAAACATTACTGAGTTTGCAGTCGAAGAATTGAATGTAGACCCTGCTAGTACACGAATCATGAAGCGGGGATCTGGAGAATAGTCGTCTGCTGAGGATAGGGCTGGAACAATCTGGAATAGATCGGCGTCTGTGACTGCCGGGGCTGTCATGCGGGGTTTGTAGCCCAACGATTGAGCAATAGACAGAATATTCTTGTCTTCTTCTGCGTAGACGATCAAATTTTCCTTGTATTGGTTATCGATATAGAAGGACAGAATATCGCCAATGTATGCTGCCATTTCCACAAATACCATGCCCGGAGATGCTTCATTGAAATCACTATATGTGGTGGGGTAATAGGATTTGGTGAAGTCTATCAATTGCTGACGAAATTCCGGAAATCTCTTTGCGAGATACCGGACCTGTTTGTTGTTGGGCTGGAATACTTTCGTTGATTGATCTGCCATTTATATCTCCGTCAGAAATTGATTACTACCGTATCTCCGACATTTGGATTGGATCTGAACACGTACCGCACATAGATCTCAAGGGTGTTTCGCTCTCTATTTTCTTCGGGGGTGACGAGACTGATTTGCGTTAGCTCTAAAAATGGCATGAACTTCTGCACGGCGTCAATAACCGATTGCTTCCCGAACTCAATATTCTCATCACTCAGCGGCTCAAACAAAATCTGGTGGATTCGACATCCAAATTCTGGCTGATGGACTCGTTCTCCCAGTCGCGTCTTGATAAGATTAACGAAATTACTCTTCACTTGGGTTAATGCATCAAACCCCTGCTGAAAGTACCCGGTATTCCCACGTTGAATCGGAAGGAGAATTCCTAATGCTGTTGCCATGGATTATTTCATCTTGGGGTTGTATTCCCCGGCCAGAAGATTGTCCAGAAAACTAGCCAGCTTCGGCTCCGGAATTACTCCTTTTGTGATATTCTCATCAAACGTTGGGCCAACTGATACATTACGGGGAGCAATAGTATCTCCATCCATCGAGAAATGGGATTTCATGATGTTTCGAATGGTTGCCCGATCCGGTGCTGCCTTTTTTCCACTTGGGGTGATCATGGTCGTTTCGTTGATAGATGTTCCGCCAGTAAACTGAGCCATTATCGATTCAGTAATAACCGGAAGCATCTTATTGATCTCTTCCTTTACCGTATTCTTCACCAATTCTCGGATATATAGTTCGAGAAACTTTGCTGAGGACGGTACTTTTTTTGTTATTGCCATATTATACTCCAAGTTTAGTAGATATCCCGGACAGTCTTTGTTCGGCGGCGGCGGAAACCCCGGTAAGCTTTGCTCCCGCCACGCTTGCCGCCGATTTCTTTGCAGCAGCCAACTTATCAGTCAGCCCTGCTGTTGCTGCTGCTTCGATGGTTTCAAATGAAAACTTACTCTTATATGATTCTGCTTGTTCTTTTAGCCGGGCAACTGAATTAAGAGGGAGCTTGACTCGGTTTAACGCAGTAGTTATTACATCTTTTTGCGTTTGTAGTCTGGTAACTTGATTTTTGATGGCCCCGGCTACTCCCAAATTTGAGATTTTAATTGTTGGAAGTTGTATTTTGGATTTACTAAGTATCTTTGAGATTATCGAAGCAATTCCCGGAATAGCAGGAACCACCGGAACTGGAAGTTTTGGAATCTTCGCAAATGATGGGACTGTGGGGATTGTTGGGACTGCGGGAAGCTTGAGTGGCGGCATGTATATAAGTATCCTAGTTGCCCAAAGTTTACGGTATTACTCCTTTATTCGTCTCGGACACGAAATTATCCTTGCTATTGAATATGGCTCCTGCAACTGGCATAGGAGTGGCTTGTCCAGTATTCGACAAGGCCAGTTTTTGAGGTATGAGATCCAGCATCGGTATCAATATTGCAGGATTCCACATTACTGGCCCTAGTGTGCCAAGCCCAACTATACCCGAATTCGCTAAAATCAAGATAAAATCTCGAAGGAATTCGGCTAGTTTGGTTCCCAATACCATGGGTTGCTGATCCGCCGTGGCATCGCCTCGGCCTATAAGTACTTTATTCCCAAGGATATGGGTAGCATTCTCGGCTTGTATTATTACGTCAGTCCCGGCATGGAGA